GTTATGCGCGTGCATTTACGTGCGCCTGGTATCAAGTCAGAACGTACCAAAGGCATTGATACGAAAGCGAAGCAGCTTGCGATTGATTACAAAATGACTAACATCAAAACGGCTAAAGAAGGTGAGAGCCAAGCCGGGTATTACACCCGAAACAATGAGAAGCCTGTTGAACAGCCAAGAGAGCAGCGGCCTGGTGATGCGGCAATTTGGGGTGGGGCAGGGGGCATGAATATGTCATCTATTACCAGAGGTGGTATGTTTAGGTCTGTAGCCGGTGAGCCGGTTGGCATCAACCCTAAAGACGCGGGTAATTTGACGGGGCCTCGCGCTGCAAGTTATATTCCCGATCATGAAAACCTAACGATTAATAAATAATGCGTATTCCATCAGGGCTTTCCGAACGCGAACAATTCTTTAGAGACTTGATTCAAAAATGTATGGTGAGCCTTGAAGAACGCAAGGGTGACTATTCTAGCCTACGCTCGTTTTATTTATTTGGTTCTGGCCCTGAAGATCAACCCGCAATCTTCAACAAGATTTATCCACACATTGATACGCTGTGTAGCTTTCTCTATTCAGCCGAGACTACCCGCTTTTCTATCAACATTGGTGCATCTGTCAGCCCACTAGAGGAACGCAAGGTTCCGCGTTTGACGGCGGCATTAAATGACGAATGGTTAAACAGCAATGCCGATCAAGTGTTTTCCGAAGCATTGACTTGGGCGTTATGTTTTAACACAACCTTTGTCAAACTGGTTTACCAGAACGGTATTCAGCCTTACATGATTGAGCCAGGCACGATGGGTGTGTTGCGTGAAGATACGCCCTACACTGACCGGCAACAGGCTATTGTTCAGACGTATTACATCACTAAGACCGAGTTGTATAACCGTTTGTATAGCCATCCAAGACGAGATGAGATTGTCAAACGTGTGACTACGGCTTACAACACCCGTACAGAGGACATACCAGAAGGTATTGACCGCATCATCATGAGTCAAACCAATCCTACGCTGTATGGTACGGTCAATTTAGATTTGTATGGCCAGAACCGTTACAAAGCACGGGTAGCGGAAGATACGGTCAAAATGTATGAGTTGTGGGCGTGGAATGATGACATTAAAGATTATCAGTGCGTCACTATTGCTGACCCTGATATTGTTATCTATGACCGGCCGGGTGAGAGTTTATTCCTCAAAGGTGAGTTGCCGTTCATTCAGATATGCCCTAATCCGCAGTATGACTATTACTGGGGGCAGTCTGAAGTACAAAAACTGGTCTTTTTGCAGCAGTTACGCAATGGCCGCATGACGGAAATACTGGATTTACTGAGCAAACAGGTCAATCCACCTACCTTCTTGACCGGTTTTACGGGCATTTTAGACGAGAAAAACTTTGCTTTGAACCGTCCAGGTACGGTAATGAGCAGTGATATGCCTAATGCAAAGGCTGATCGCCTTGCTCCACAGATGCCGTCAGACCTATTTGAAGTCTTGCATGAGTGTGATGCCATGTTTGCAGAGGTATCAGGCATTAGTTCTGTGCTGTCTGGACGCGGTGAACAAGGCGTTAGAAGTGCTGGACACGCCTCTCAATTGGCTAGATTGGGCAGTTCTAGGGCTAAAAAGCGTGCTTTGATTGTCGAAGATGCGCTAGAAAAGGTTGCAACACTGTATTTGAAGTTGATGCAAGCCTATGACCCCACACATTATCGTGATGAATACGATATACCGTTCATTGCCGAACAATTTACAAAAGACTATCACGTTAAAGTAGATGCACACAGTAACAGCCCGATATTTATGGAAGACAGTCGAACATTAGCGTTTAACCTGTTGAAAGCACAGGCAATTGACAAAGAATCATTGCTTGACTTATTAGAACCACCGATGAAACAATTGCTCAAGGAAAGATTAGCCAAGAGAGAAGCTGCTCAAGCTAATCAACCGCAATCCGCTCCACAGATTAAGGAGAAGAAAGGTGGCCCGACAAGCGAACCTAACGCCTAAAGCTGATCAGCCGAAGGTGTCAACGGAAAGTTTAGCGCGTGGCAATGCACCTGCGGGTTTGCAATACAAGGTAACTGGTATTCGCTCTCCCGCAAAGAGTGCGACTACTCGCAGCACCAGAGATTATAGTAGGGGATAACCGTAACTAAGGAGGTGATTCAGATGTACAAGACTCACAAGCGCGGTCGTAAGACTAAACGGTAATTCCCGAAAGGGATGCGGGGTATGGCTGACTTCCCCTTATAAGTTGGCCGCTGCTAATTGGAGACTCCATCATGGCACGCATGAAACGTAAAGGCCGCAAGGCACGCAAGTAATTCCATCGGGGGGCAGGAATTAAAAATTGCCTCCCACCTAATTCAACGAGGTTGACATGAGTGTTCCACCAGATCAGTTAATGAGTTTGATGGGTAAAGGCAAAGGTACTGATGCACCTGTACCCATGCCTTCAGTTGGCAGTGCGCCTCAGATGAGCGATGCGTCTACCGCTCCAATGGCAGCACCTATGTCTACACCCGAACCCAAACTTGGTAATCGTGAAGGTGCGTTAGTCAACCTTGGTATGGCACTTGATCTGATTGAGCAATCGCTCCCCGCTCTAGGTAGCGAGTCAGAGGAAGGTCAAAAAGCATTACAAGCTATGAAGGTTTTGTCTGCGGTATTAGGAGCACGCAAAGGCAAAACAAACGAGTTGCAGCAATCTGAGATTCTTCAGATGCTTCAATCCTTACCGCAAGCGGGTGGCGGTACGCCAGAAAGTCGTTCAATTGCATCCGCTCCACCCGTAGCAAATATGCCCCCCGTACCTGGTGGTGGCGCACCACAACCTAGCCCAATTTAAGGAGTTATCATGGATTTATTTAAGCCTCGCGGCGCAAGTCAAACCCGTAACCCAGTCACCGATCAACAGCAAAATGGTGTTGTAACTAACACCCCACGTTTTGCTCACCTCGGCGGCATGGATTCACCCACCAAAATCGGTGCTAAGAACAAGATGATGGTTCAAAAGCCCGGTGACGGTAAGAAAGTTATCTAAGCAGGAAGGGGATAGATTATGGCTACATTAGAAGATTTAAGTTACGAAGCTAGGGATGAACTAGCATTGTTGATGCGTGAAATGTCGGAAAACCCGTCTACACGCGCCTCAGTATTGCGTTTGACCAAGCAATTACGCCCCAATATGCCCATTCCTGAACTAGAGATTCAGGATCACACCTCCGCTATTGTTCAACAGTCCAACCAAAAAGTTGAAGCACTGGAAGCAAAGTTGCGTGAGAAAGAAGTGATGGCAGAGTTGGAGCAGAGGCGGCATAACTTGATCAAGAAAGGTTTGGTACGTGATGAGGAAGACATTCCTAAAGTGGAAGCCTTGATGTTGGAAAAAGGTATGACCAATCACGAAACGGCAGCAGAATACTTTAATTGGATGCAACAAGCAGCGACACCAACGCCATCTGGATACAATCCTAGTGCGTTGTCAAAGTTTGACTTGAGTGCGTTCTACAAGAATCCAGAGAAAGCAGCACGGAACGAGGCAGCAAAAGCCCTAGGTGAATTACGCGGCCCTAAACGGCCAATAGGGTTGTAGTTGTTAGTAGGGGATAAAATTTTTATGGGAGATAAGCCATGCCTATAGGCGGCGGTATTATTCCAGCAACGGGATCGAACCAATACACGGAGCTGACGTACGTAACGCGCCGGGCATTTATCCCCAAGCTGGTTGTTCAGCTATACAACAGCACACCCTTGTTAGCAGCATTGATTTCAAACAGTCAGTCTGCATCTGGTGGTGTATCCTCCGTAACCGTACCTGTACAGGGTGCTCAGTTCGTCAACGCTCAGTGGTCTGATTATTCTGGTTCTTTCAACCAGCCTTCAGTACAACAGGGTGCTTACAACGCTGAATACGATCTGAAGTTGATGATCGCTCCTGTTCCTTTCCTCGGAATGGAAGGTGCAGTTCAGCAAGACGCAGCCATTATTCCTCTGATCGAAGCGCGTATGAATGACGCGACTAACGTGATGATGGACGCAATGTCTACTGCCTTGTACAACAACACAACCAATACACAACAGTTTATTGGTCTGCCCGCAGCGGTGTCTGCATCAGGTACATACGGCAACATCAGCCGTTCAACTTATACTTGGTGGCAGTCAGGTTCTTATGCCGCAGGTAACGTCAACCCCACCCGTCAGAACGTACTCCAGTACATCTCTGGCACGGTGAAGAAAGGTGCTGAAGTACCCACATTTGGTGTGTGCGGCTTTGGTACTTGGACGTTGTTGGCACAAGACTTTGTAGGCCAAGAGCAGTATGTGATTACTCCTGGTAGTGGTTTTGATGGCGATGCAAACGGCCCCCAAGCAGCGTTCCGTGCGCTGATGGTTGCTGGTGTACCCATCTATGCTGACCCCTACTGCCCCGAAGGTACTCTGTATCTGTTGAACACCAACTATTTGTCTCTGTACATCCATGAGCAAGGTTCGTTTGTGTTTACTGGATTTGAGTCCACTCTACCTAACTGGCAGATTGGTTATGTAGGTGCTGTGATCATGATTGCGGAATTGGTTTCTTCCAAGCCCAAGAGCATGACAGCAGTGACCGGCTATAACTACCTGTCGCTATAAGGAGATAAGTCATGTCATTAAGCACAAACAAAATCCTTTTAGCTAATGCGTCTACGAACACCGCAGGTGCATACTTTCAAGTTACATCGTTTAACGTCACCAACTCTGCAACCGCAGCAACTACCATTCCTGCTGGCTTGTGGTTTGTGACCAACACTGCAAACGTAACCATTTACTTCAACACCTCTAACAACGTGGCTTCGCCCACGTTTACTACCGCACTGGCAAACAATACTGCCGGTTTGGTGTTCTCTGATGGTGTGAACGTATTGGCTAACTCTGCATTGGGTAACGTGACGATTAACCTGTATGGCTCCAATGGTGGTAATGCTGTAAGCGGCACTTATAACGCCTCTTAAGGAGAAACCATGTCTAACGCAGATTCAGTCGGTCAGTTTAACCTTGACTCGTTTGGTTTTGGACGTGTTGGGATAATCACGGCTACTACGCTAAACGCAACTTCAAATTCCGGTGTGGCAGCACTTACCATACCGTTGTTGAGCGGCGGTTTGACAAAAGGCGCAGCAGTTGGATCATCTGGAAGTTTGATTGTTCGCCGTGTGACCATTCAGAATCCGTCTGGAAGCATGGCAAACGCCAACATTTCAATTACTACAAGCAATGATGGAAACATCTCTAATGCTGTAGTGGCAAACGTAGTGTTGGCTAACGTCACGGCAACAGGTACATATCAAGACCTAACCATTGCTCCTGCATTTAATTCGGGTAATGTTGTGTCTGGATATAACACTCAAGCCTTGTACGTAAACATCAATGCAGTCCAAGGTGGTACAAACACTTGTACCATTGCTGTATACGGTCAAGTGGTAAGTTTCTAATGTCAAACATGTATGTGACAAACCGTTGGAACAAACCAGTA